TCATCTAAGGAGAAAAAATGAATCAAGAAAAAATGAAACAAATCGGCCTATCTTATCTTCGTGCAGCAGCATCAGTTGCAGCGGGACTTTATATGACTGGCGTACATGATCCAAAGACTTTAGCAACAGCTTTCATCGCTGGTCTAGTTGGTCCAATCCTAAAGGCTTTGGACAAGTCAGCACCAGAGTTTGGCATGACTAAGTAATAGATTTTCTAGCGACAAACCCCTCACGGTCCGTTCACTGTGGGGGGTTTTGCTTTCGTGTCTTTAATGAAATCTTGACCATAATCTGTTAGGCTCTGCACCAACCACTAGAAAGGGTTGAGCATGATAGAGAATATGCTGGAAGAACGGCAAGCAATTCATGGAGATGCTGAAGTCAACTTTGCTATTACGGGTCGAATTTGGGGAGCGTTGCTTGCAATGGACGACATCCCAGCGTGGCAAGTAGCTTTGATGATGGACGCTTTTAAGACGGTCAGGTGTATCGCCAATCCTCACCATGAAGATAACTGGGACGACAAACTCGGTTACACCAAACACGGCGGAGAAATTGCTGCCAGACTGGAAGAATAAATGGGTTTACTTGATGATCTTAATAACGAAAACAACTTTTTTCACGCTCGCAGAGCATGGTGTTCTGTTTGCACTTTAATTGAAAAACTACCTAAAGAAGAATCAAAAGTCCTTAAAGAGAAAATGACAAATGCTTCCATTACTCACCGTTCATTAAGCAAGATACTTAAAGCTAATGGTCACGATATTACTGATGGAACACTAGGCCGTCACCGCAGAGGGGACTGCCAGGGTGTCGCTAAAGGATGATTTAGAGCAGATTGAAAAGGAAAACGACCCAGAGATTGTAGAACTGCGTCGCGCTCTTAACAACACCCAGAAACAATTATCCAAAGCCAAGATTCGTAACGACGAACTTGTTATTGCTACCCACCGTGGAGCATACGAAGCAATGTTGGCATTAGGCAAAGTAATACCAGTACCAGAGCCTAAGAAAGATTTACGCAAAGCAAAAGCAGAAGTAGCCCTTGTCCACTCAACTGACTGGCAAGGTGCGAAGGTAACAACTTCTTACAACTCAGATGTCATGCGCCAGCGCGTATTGCAGTTTGCTGACAAAGTTGTTCACTTAACAGAACTCCAACGCGAACACCACCCAGTTAAAGAATGCGTGGTTATGTTTGGTGGAGATATGGTCGAAGGATTATTTAATTACCCAGCGCAGTTGTGGCAGATAGATGCTTCACTCTTTGGTCAGTTCACCACAGTATCGCGCTTATGCGTGGACTTTGTTCGTGTGATGCTGGCTAACTTTGAGAAGGTAACTGTTGTTGCTGAGTGGGGAAATCATGGACGCATTGGTGGCAAGCGAGCTGAAGTTCCAAAGAATGACAACGTAGATCGCATGGTCTATGAAATGTCACGTCAGATTCTTGCTAATGAAAAGCGTTTAACTTGGGAAGATTGCCCAGAAGATATTCAAGAAGTTGCAGTTGGAAATTACCGCGCATTATTAATGCACGGAGATGAGTTAGGCAGGTCAGGGTTTGCTTCCCCTGCTGCATGGATTGCTGGTGCTAATCGCTGGAAAGCGGGAGCGCACGACTATGACTTCCATGATATTTACTTAGGCCATTACCATCGCCACGCACAAGAACCAATTCAAAAACATTTTAACTTGTATTGGACTGGCTCAACTGAATCAGATAACCGTTACGCAAGAGACTCAATGGCTGCATCAGGTATGCCAAGCCAACGATTGCACTTTGTTGATCCAATTAAAGGTCGCGTAACTGCACAGTACCAAGTTTGGTTGGACTAAACTATTCATTAGAAAGGTGAATATAAATGACTGCAAAAATTTTAATAGGGGATGTCCGCGCACGATTAGCAAATATAGAGACTGGTTCAATTCAAACTTGCATCACTTCTCCCCCATACTGGGGATTGCGTGACTATGGAAATGATGGGCAGATTGGGTTAGAAACAACCGTTGCCGAATATGTTAATGCCATGGTCGAAGTATTCCGCGAAGTTAAGAAGACTTTGCGCGACGACGGAACCCTTTGGTTAAATTTAGGTGATAGTTATGCAGGAAGTGGCAAGGGTCCGGCTGGTAATTTGGGCAAAACACATGATGAACGCAATATGGAAACCAAACATAGCGCAATAGTTCCTGATGGATTAAAAGCTAAAGACCTTATAGGTATTCCTTGGCGCGTAGCTTTTGCGCTTCAGGCTGATGGTTGGTATTTACGCCAAGACATCATCTGGGCGAAACCTAATCCAATGCCCGAATCAGTAACAGATAGGTGTACCAAATCACATGAATATGTGTTTTTATTCAGTAAGTCTCGGCAGTATTACTTTGATAATGAAGCTATCAAAGAACCTTCAGTCTCGTATGCAACAGACAAAAGAGCAGATAAAGGCAGATTCGTCTATGACTCTAAGTTCGATGGAACACTAGGAACCGGCAATCAAGCCTTTGTCACCATTACGGAAACACGTAATAAACGAGATGTGTGGACAGTTACAACCAAACCATTTAAGGGCGCTCATTTTGCAGTAATGCCAGAAGCGTTAGTTACACCCTGTATTCTTGCAGGATCGCGGGGGGGGGATACGGTTCTTGATCCGTTTGTGGGTTCTGGAACTGTCGGCGTAGTTGCGTTGCGCGAAGGCCGTAACTTCTTCGGCATTGAATTAAACCCTGAATATGCAGCTATGGCAGTTGAGCGCATCGGACTAGGTGCAGAAGTTGGTTAGTCACTTTGCCTTCTGAGTAAAACTTTGGATGTCTCCACCAACATTGATGTTGTACTTGGTGGAGATTTCTATTGCTCTAATAGCAATTGATTCAGCAACCGCAAGGCTTTCATTGCCGCTTATTAATGCTTCCATTGCTCCTAGAGCTGTAGCCCCACCACTTCCAATCGCATACAAGCCGTTATCAGATTGCAAATAACCAAATCCTTGATCTAATTGATAAATGGTTCCATTAATACAAATAAGTGCATCCCAACCAGACTCTTTATCATCTGCGTCAGGTTCATAACCGTGGTTCTTACATGCTTCACGAAGGGAACCCAAAATCTTTATCATTACAAAATCATCCAAGTCCATAGTTTTACTAAACTTAGGCATAATCCATAAGTGCTTTGCAATGTCTGCAACTGTTCCATCGCCAGCAAAAGCAAAGGTGTAGCCATTCTTTTCTACAATTTTGGCAATTGACTTGGCTTGATACGAACGATCTCCATAGATAGTAAAAGAATCAGAGGCTAGGACTGCTCCATCTTTACCTTGGATTCCTACTATTGCTGTCAAAAGTCATCCTCATCTCCGTAGTCAGAGGTATGCAATGTCATTGTTGTAATGTCAATGTCATTCTTTTTGGCTAACTCAACGCCTTCTTTGAAAATTATTAAGGAACGAGCTGTTAAATCATCAAGCCCATCTGGGTAATTAAGTTCGGTGTGTATAGACACAACTAACCCACCTAATCTAATTTCCACACCTGAGTAAGCCATGGGTCTATCCTCTCACGACACGCCTTTTGAATAGGTTATTGACAGTATAGATTACGCTGGTATAGATTACGCCCCAACGGGCTACAAGAAAGCCCCTAACGAAAGGGTATGACATGAGCGATCATGGATTAGTTCTAAAGTCTGACCAAGATTACTGGTCTGGCGCACAGGTTGCAGCACTCAAGCAACTGGGCTTATCACAAGCATCAGAAGGTGACTTAAAGGTTTTCTTTCACCAGTCTCAGCGAACAGGGTTAGACCCATTCGCTCGCCAGATTTACATGATTAATCGTGGTGGCAAGTACACCATTCAAACTTCCATTGATGGGTTCCGTATCGTGGCACAACGCTCTGGCAACTATGGTGGTCAAACACCTGCTGAATGGTGTGGCGCAGATGGAGTTTGGAAAGATGTTTGGTTAGAAAAGACTCCACCAGTTGCAGCAAAGATTGGTGTCTATTACAAGGATGCACCAAACCCAACTTATGCAGTTGCTAAGTGGGACTCATACGCACAGTCATCGCCTATCTGGTCAAAGATGCCAGACTTGATGTTGGCTAAGTGTGCTGAAGCATTAGCTCTTCGCAAAGCATTCCCAAATGATTTGTCTGGGATTTATTCATCTGATGAAATGGCACAGGCAGATGATGTTAAGTCTGCTCCTTCAAAAGAATCATCAGTTAAACCTGCCAAGATCATTGAAGCCCAAGTTGTTACACCAATTACTGAAGATGAAGCTGGTGAAATTAGCATCATCATTGAGTCAATTAAAAAGATTACAGACATCGAAGAACTGCGCCAGTTATGGGCAGCACAAAGCGGATATCTTGATGTTGCGATTAATGGATTGACATTAAAGAATGCGATTAATAACCGCGTTCTTGAATTAAAAGAAAGCACTGAAGCATGAACACGGGCGAAATCTTAGCCAACAATGGTGCGCTCGCTGCGTTGTATGCCAAAAGTACATGGTCTGAAAAGGCCGATGTTTGGTTTGAGTCTTTACTTCCTGGAGATACTTTTACTTCAGAAGATTTAACCAACGCTATCGGTTTTCCAGATAAGTCAAACCCTAATTCTAATAACGCAGTGGGTGCAAAGATTCGCACATGGTCACTAGGGCAGTTAGCACAGCGCCGTGGTTATATCCGTACTATCCGTAGCATTTCACATGCCCGCATGATTGTTTTGTGGGAGAAAAAGTGAGCGATACGAATGTATTTCTGTATAAACTTTTAACTGGCGCTTTGAATGCCCAAGATAGCGGGCGGGATAGGTCTAAGCAGATTGAGATTGGTCCTTCACAAATTGGCGGATGTCGGCGCCAAGTGTATTACCAGTTGATTGATGCACCTAAAACACATGAGCCAGATAAGTTAAGTTCAATGATGGGTACTGCAATACATGCAATGATTGCAGAAGCTATTAAGCGCGATGATCCCTTTGGCGATAATTTTCTTATCGAACAAGAGATGACTGCCTTTGGGATTCCAGCGCATACAGATTTATACATTCGTGACAAACAATTAGTTGTTGATTGGAAAACTACCACTAAGGCAAGCCTTCGCTACTTCCCCAGCGAGCAGCAAATCATGCAAGTCCAGTTATACGCGCACATGTTAAAGGCAAATGGTGAGAACCCTAAAGAGGTTGCACTGGTTACTTTAGCTCGTGACGGAAAGATGGAACACATCATGGTTCATTCCGAACCATATAACCCACAAGTTGCTGAAGATGGATTGCAATGGCTTGAAGAGGTGAAGCAAGCAGCCGAGAAAAAAGAAATCCCCGCACCAGAAAAGCCTAAGCATTTCTGTTTTGCATCTTGTTCTTGGTATGACCCAACAGGGGAGGTTGGATGTCTTTCTTTACGCAGGGGATAGATTGGACAGAAGCTGCATGTCGCGGCATGGATGTAGAGGATTTTTATTTTACTGAAACTAAAAGAATCCCTATAACCGAAAAGATTGAAGCAAATAGTAAGGTTCGACCAGTTTGTTTGAGATGTCCGATTTGGGAAAAATGCTTGACTTGGGGATTCCGTAATGAAGATTATGGTGTGTGGGGCGGACTAAGTGCAATGGAACGGGATTCATTTCGTAATGGATCACTGCATGAAGTAAAGGCTGAACTTCTCTGGGCTTTAGTTGAGTATGGAATTACTGAAGAACGGATTCGGAGTTTGATGTGATTGATGATTTTGGAAGATTTTGGAATGTCTATCCACGCAGGGTCAGTGTGGTTAGCGCGAGGGAGGCTTGGGCAGTAGCGATAACCAAAATTACTGCTCAAGCGCTCGTCGAAGCAGCATTGAAGTTTGCTATTGACCCCAACCGCGACCCTACCTTTACCCCTAGCCCCGCCAAATGGTTAGAAGGTGAGCGCTGGCATGACGGAC